TAGGACCATCAGGATGTCCGAGTTCTCCTAATGCTCTACCTTTATTAACAAAACTTTCATTGTTTCTACCAACCTCTTTTGCAAGAGTTTGAAGTGGATACATTCTTCCATTACGATTCTTAATTTCACCTTGAAGGAATACACCTTCAATATACATTTTCTTTTTAGCGCCTTTTCCTTCGACGATAAATTTAACTCTTGAAACTTCCTCTGTAATTAGTTTCATTAGAAATCTCCTACTATTTGAACTTCTGAAATATGTGTTTTACCAGTTCCTCTAACTGCAACTTTTACTAGTCTTCGGATCTCACCCACTGCATCAGTAGCAGATAGATTGGCATCACCATAATTTAATGTTACAGTTCCTGACTGAACTCCGTTTATTGGATCTGGTCCCGAAACTGCAGAAACTGTTGCATTTGCAGTATTAATTCCAGAAGGTGCACAACCTGTTACAGTTACAATATCACCAACTGAAAATGGAGCTTCTAATCCAGATGCTAAACCAAATTTGATCGCAGCAGATGCATTTGTAACTGATGCTGTTTGTATAGAGGAAACTCTCTCCTTAAAAACTGCTGAAGTATCAACAGGAACGAAAAAACTTTGATCATCAGTTGCTGTTGGGTTAGTTCCAACAGAAACAAAAGCATCACCACCTTGAGGTGTTACTCTGAGATAACCTGATTTTAATGCTATGACTGCACTAGTTGCGTTTCCAGTAACAGATGCAATTTCTTGTACGACTTTTATAGCTGCCATTTTGTATAATCAACCGTGATAGTGTTATTTATGTTTAATCTTCATCTTCAGTAGAGTCATCAACTGAATCTACTGTTTCATCGGAAACATCTTGATCTATTTCTGCACTTGTAGGATCAAACATTTGCATAGCAATATCTGGTTTTTGAGATTGTATTCTCTCAGCAGCCTTACTATACAGTGTATCTTTGATCTTATCAGTTACTTCTGAAGGTGACTGATCTGTTGCTATCAAGTCAAGTAATTCATCCATATTCTTAATATTATGTTAATATATCTTGATTATTTATATCTCTGCGGACTTGACATCTTTTTGAAACTGTGCGTCAGTTTTTGCTCCGTCTGCTTCTAAATCGGGTTCTGTAGGAACGTTTCCTAAATCTCCACCACCTTCAAGTGGTTGTCCTGTAATAGGATCTACTGCACTTGGATCGGGAATTACACCATCTTTAATTTCTTTTTTAATTAATTCATCTTGCTCTTTAATTTCAGTATCAGATTGACGAAGAACTTTTGTTCTTACATAATGATTAGAATAATACTTACCAATATAAGGTTCAATTGTTGCTAATGTTCCAAGTCTTTCATTCATTAATTCAGACTCTTTTAATTCTGCAAATTGATTGTCATATAAGAAGTCATATTGAATATGATCACTTAAAGAATCCCAGTCTTCTGGAGTAATGATATTCTTTAAAATTAATTGTGTTTTTAGTAAATTGCTGAATAGATTTCCAAATCTTTTTCTAAGTCTTCCTACAAATTTTGCAAACTTTAATTCATCTCTTAATATCTCTGATGATCTTCCTAAATTAAATCCACCATCACTTGCAATTCTTGACTCTGGAACACCTAATGCACGATATAATTTTTTCTGAAAATATTCAATATCTGTAAGTTCACCTAAGTTTTGTCCACCAGGTAATGTTGTAATTTCAGTTCCTCTTCCACCTTCTCTTCTTGGTAGCCAGAAGTCTTCCATCATCGACATGAACTTACGATCATCTCTGACTTCACCAGTGTTTGCATCATAAACAAGTTTATTTCTATAACGAGACATAACTTCTTTAAGATATTGTTCTGCTTTTACCTTTGGAAGATTACCAACATCAATATAAAATATTCTTCTTTCTGGTGCTCTTGATAATCTGTAGATAACTAAACTATCTTCAATCATTCTTAATTGATTGAGTGCCTTAATTGCTTTATGTAAATATGATAAACAAGTTCCTTTATTACGATCAAATAATCCAGATGTTACATGACACACTGAATCTTTTGCAATTTTAATTTGTCCCTTACCACCTGCACCTGCAGCAGTTGAATACATTGTTGTAGGATAGTTTGGTTTTGGTGAGTAAATATAATACTCGTCTATCTCTGGATATTCTGCTTTCTTAGTTCCATTTCCTGCAAGTGGATCTAATGGCAATTTACCTTTGTTATTTGTACCCTTTTCTTGACGAACAAATTTCATTTTCATCGGATCAACATATCTGATCTCTTGAATACCATCCTGTGGTCTTTTGGTATCAATAACTTTTATGTAATATAATCTTCCATCTACATACCAATTCTTAAAAATTTCATGAGACTTTTTATCAAAGTCCATCATTTCTTTAATATGTTTAAACTCTTCTCTAATTTTATCCTTTAATTTATCAGTTGCATTTACGTTTGATAACTCTATTTCCACAGGAGAATCATATAGATCACTGACTATACCTTCATTTACAACGTCTTCAATTGCACCATCACACTCTGGGTGTAATGACATTTCACGATATCTTTTAATTAAATCATATTCTGTACGATAAACACCCTCGATATCTACATACTGCCCATAAAAACCAGATTGCACAAAATAGTCAACCCCGTCCTCGTTACTACGGGGAACGGGTGAGACTACTGAATCGGGTGTATTATCCGAGTCATCAATTGAGAATCCAAAGAGTTTTGCCATTGTATAATTATTTTTCTTTTATTATAGCACTATTTATCAGTTTTAACTAATGCTTTCTCCTCCAGCATTATCACCAACACCTTTGATTGATTCAAAGTATAGTACTTGTAATTCTACCGTAAACTCCTCTATTGTGTCAACTGTTTCGTAAGAAAGATCCATTTGACTTACCTGAGTTGGGAAAACATCATAGAATCTGTAACTTCTTAATGTAGATCCATCACGATCAAGTTGATGAACATATGCATCTTCTTGATAGTCTGCTGGATTGTTTTGACCAGTAGCATCAGATAATCTATTGATTGAATTCATCCACTTTTCAAAAGCAGAACGAATTGAAAAATCAGTGTCATTGATAACTGTAATAGTCCATGTATCAAATGTCCTATCTCCAGCAATCTTTAAAATCCTTCCTCTAAAGTTAACATCGATTGGAGTTATATTAGAAGCAGGTAAAGCTGCTGCTTTTACTAAGAATCTTGACTTATCCTTTACATCGTTGTCTATTGCTAGTTCCTCTGGAAAAGCAAGTTCAACTTCAAAGAGATTCGGTCTTGCACCACCACCAACTAACTTACTTTTAAAGTCAGTAATTCTTCTTAAAGGTGGTCTGTTAAATTGGGTTGCCATTTTTGTTAATTACCTCTAATTAAACGTTACCGATTACTTCCTCGAATGATACACCTGTTCGTGTAGCAACGAAGGTTAGACCGATGAAGTTAATTGATCTTGCAGGTTTAATGAATATGTCTGCAACAAATTCATTGTTATCTATGATTGCAGCAGTGTTATTTGTTTCATCACATATAACTCTGAAATCAAAGATTCCTCGTTTTGCCTGTACATCACGAAGGAATGGTTCAACAATGTTCACAAAGTTTGTTCTTGTGATTTCATCATTGAATTCAAACATTTGATCTCTTGCAGCACCAGATATTGCATTTTCAAGGAAAATAAACAATCTACGAACGTTTATTCTGTCAAATGCAGATGCTTTTCCAAGTGCAGTCTTATCACCGAAGAGAACTATGCCTCCGCCAGGTGAGAAGATAATTGGATTGATTCGGTTTGAATACAATTGATCTCTCTGTGTTTGAGATGGGTTGTATGTCAATTTAACTGCATTAAGTATTGCACCTCTTGCAGTTCCCGCTGGTGAGAACCAAGGGAAGTTGTTAATGTCATTTCTTGCACATAATCCAGCAATGTCTCCATTCATTGGAACATATCTGAACGTATCTCCAAATCTGTCATACATGTATTTGTAACCACTATCAAATACTGCGAATGATGAGGAAGCAACAGGAGCATAGAAACCAATTACGTTATCTGTAATTTGAGAATCATTAAAGACTGTTACTGTTCCAGCACTACCATCACTGAGGAATGCTCCTCTATGAGGTGAAATGAATGCAACTGAATCTTTTCTGATTTCTGCTACAGAAATTAATTTATTTGCAAGTGACTGAACTGTTTCTTTTGTGTGATTACCAGATCCCATAAGAAGGAAGTCTGCAGAATATAGATTGTTATCTTCAAATAACTCATATCCTCCAACTAATCCTGCTAATGTCACTGAATATGAACCAGCAGCAGTATCATCTGTTCCACCATCGTAGTTTTTACCACCACTTAGTGTTAAAGTAGTTGCACCAATACCAGCAAAGTTAATTCCTTGTGCGTTTTGATCCCAACCTACATCAGATGAAAGTGTAAAAGTGCCAGATGCAAATGATGTTGTTACAATTCCAGCAGGTGCTCCACCAGCAAAAATGTTTGTTGAGTTATTGTAAGTATACTTTCTCCAGTATGAGGGTGATCCTAATGAATATTCACCATCCTTTGCTTTTGAAAGTGATAAATGCTTCTCTAAAATAGTACCTGCATTACCACTTACCTTTCCTTCATCATCAATGACAACAACATGAACTTCATCAAATTTTGATTTCCTTGCAGCTGCAAAGTTTGAAGTACCAGGACGATCTGAAATATTATTCCAGTTTATTGTTGAATTTGATAGTTGAATTGACTGCTGATCAAACCAATCAACACTTGAACTTGGTGTTCCAGTCGTATATGAGGATGATGCTCCAGTAGTGTGAATCGCAACTGCAGTATTTCCAAACTTGTATATACCATTTGGTTGGTATGTTACATCTGTTGAAACACCTGCATTTGTTAATGATTCTAATATCTTAACCGATACTTTAGTACCATCAATTTGTGTGACAATACCTTTGAAGTAACCAGTTAGTAATGATGTTGAACCAGAACCTGCTACAACTGTATTTGCTGGAACTGCTTGTGTAATACCATAACCAACTTGTATATTTGTTGGCAATGAACTGAATGTTAATATTTGATCTGCTAGATCATCAATAATAGCAACCTTTAAGTTATTTGCCCATGAACCAGGATTTCTTGCAGCAACAGTTACATTAGTAATTGTTGATCCATCATATCCTAAATCGTTATAGTTTTCTGTGCTTTTGATCTTAATGCTTCCTGCTGTTCCAGAAAAAGCATTTTTTAGATCAGTGTCGTCTGCTCTTACTATCCTTAATGGACCACCGTAAGCTAAGTATGAGGATGCTGTCATCCAGTACTCATAATGCTTATCAGTAGAAGAGGGTTCTCCAAAATTATCTAATAAATCTTGCTCTGTCTCCACCAAAATTGGAAGGTCAACTGCTCCTTTAGCAAATGGGCCAACAAGAGCACCAACTTTGTCCGATGCTGTGTCTACACGACCAACGGTTAAGTCAACTTCTCTAACTACAATTCCAGGAGATGCTAAATTTAGTGGCATCTTTGTTCTCCGAATCTCAGATTATTTCTGAAATTATTTATTA